GTCCAACGTCATGTCGTTGCCTCGCCCAACTCCTCAAATGGACCGGTGGCTGCCGAGAGAAGCGTATTCAGTTGGGCAATCTGCCCGAGGATCGCCGTCCGATAGCCGTTCCAATCCACGTTCTGGCCGTCGATGTTGTAAGAGGGCTTCGGATTGGCCGACTCGGTGGCGAGTGCCGAGAGTAGGTTAGATCGGATCGTCGCGATCTGGTCGGCGTCGCTCGGCACTACAGCACCTGCTTAGCGGGGGGGGCCTCGATCTCCAGTTGCTTTGCTGCGAGAGTCCGACCGCCCCGACCGCCCGCACTGTTGAACGCCCTAACGGCATCCTCCAGCGTGTCAGCCTGCACCTCGAACCAATCGCCGCCAGCACGGGGACGCAATCGCCACCCGCTCACCAGCCGCGTCTGGACAGGAGCCACGCTCTCCACGCTCTCCACCGTCTCCACACTCTCGGGGGCCGTCGCATCAGATTTCTTCGCCACGTGAACACCTCAGAAAGAAAAAACCCACGCCGGTTTTGGGCCGACGTGGGCAGAGTCAATCGGCCTGATCGTCAGCCGGTTTAGGCAGTACACTTCACCATGTAACGCGGGTCCATCGTCGCGTAGGCACCGCGCTCGCTGGCCTTAAACTGCATGACGATGTCGGAGTTGAATTCGGCCTCGTTGTTGGCGGGGGCCTGAACCACCGTCAGAGGCCAGTTCTCCATGTATCGGAACGCCTTGGTCAGATCGCCGAGATACCAGGTGGTATCGGTGGCCATCCGGCTCGCAAGGAAGTTGGTCGAAACGATCGTGTAGCCCTGAATCGGGTTACCGGTCTTCGTCTCCGTCGGGTTGCCGGTGGTGGCATATCCGGGGGTGGTCACGGTGATTTCCGTGGCACTGACGATCCGCCGCGCCGTGTACAGATTCTGCCGAGTCACAATCAAGTGCTTCGGCTGAATCAAGATCGGCAGACCGGTTTCCGGATCGAGCATCCCAGAAAACAACCGTTCGGCGTTGTCCACATCAGTCCAATCCACCAACGCATTCGACGCCTCCAGATTGTCCCAATTGTGGGTGCCGGAGTTGTCGCCGTAGGTGGCGATCGTGTTGTCCCTGTAGCGGTAGCGATGATCGGTCGTGTTCTCGTCGACGATGCAATCAATCGCCCGCAATTCCTTGCTGGTGGCGAGTGACTCGCCGACCTCACGACACCGATCTTCCAGCACGCCGGTCCGATCGAAGAAAATCGCTTCCTTCGTCACGCCGACGATCAGCCCCCGCTTTGTGGTCACAGGGGTATCGATGTAGGTCTGGCTGACGCCGGCCCGGGGATAGGGCCGCCCTTCCTCGACCACCAGTGCCTCATCGCCGATCTTCGAAATCCCCGGGATACGCTCGCCGCTGAACTGCGTGGAGCGTGCTGGAATCAGGCCCGAGAACACATAGGCTTCCTGCTCGTAAGCCTGCATGATCTCATTGTACAGCACCTGCCCGCTGATCTTCGCGAACTGGCTGCTCGCGACCAGACTGGCGGTTTCCCGCAGTTCGCTGCTGCCATTGCTCCGCGGATCGTACAGGTTGACCATCTCGCGGCCGTCCGGCACAAAGTGCTCGAACAGTTGCCGCAGGCTGAAGTCACTGAACTTCAACGCCCCGCTCTTCAGTCCCTCGGAGAAATCCGAGTTGAATTTCTCCACGTCTCCATCACGCTGGGCCGCTTCGAACAGCCGCCGCAACTTCTTCACGTCAACCATTTTTTTGGCTCCTGTTCTTAGCGTTCTTGGGTGCAGACCACATAGTCCACATTCAGGGTTTCAAGATTGGTTCCACCGTTCTTCACGCCCAACACCACCTGCATCTCGGTGGCCGAGGTGAAGATGTAGTCATGCTGGGCCACGGCCACGCCATCGACGAAGAAGGTGACATAGGCATTGGTGGACGAATACGGCATGTACTCGATTTTCAACGTCTGGTATGCCGCCCCGCCCGCAGTCACGGCACGCTTCGCAAGATTGTTCGCGTTGCTGGCTGACAGCTCGGTCGTGATCTGCGTGGTGGAGTTGCTGGTCTCAGCAATCCAGACAGTTCCGCCGTCAATCTTGTGGAGGTTGGCACCGGAATAACTGGAAGGGGGGCCCCCTCCGTTGTCCACCAGAGAATTCGCCCCAACAGCGTCCATCACACCGACGAGGATATTCGCGTCGTCCGTGTTGGCCTCAGTGAACTGGATGCGGGCCTCGAACAGAAGGGGCTTGCTCGCCGCGAATTTAAAAACCTCGTTCGCCGACTCAACATAGGCTTCATCGTTGTCGGCCACGGTGCCATCACTCGGCACGATTGCCAAGATCCCGCCCGCCGCATCCCCCACGCTGGCGGTCCCTGTGTCGGTCAACGTGGTGACCCAATCGGCTGAGTCCACATCCCGGATGAAGTCGTCTTCGATCGTGAATTGCCGCCGCTTGGTCAGCAAGTCCGGCAGTCCGTCAGTTCTCGCAGCCATGTATGGTGCTCCTTAGTTGGCACGAATGGCAGCGATAAACTGCCGGGTATCAGTCGGGTATTTCGTCGCATTCGCCGCAGGAGGGGAAGCCGCTGGACGCGATCCACGTTGTCCGGCAGGCCACGATTCCAGCAATGCCGCCCGCTTGTCCGCAGGGACAGCCTGCAACGCCGCCAGCCGCTCGGGGGTCACGTCTCGGCCAGCCGATTCCAGCAGCTTCCGAGCGTCGTGTTCGGCCTTGATGGAGCCCACAGATTCCACAAGGGAATCCAACTTGCCCATGATCTGGGCCACGCTCTCGGCCATCTTCTTCACCTCTTCGCCCGCCATCTCTTCCATCTCGCCCTCTGGGGCAGCGGGAGCGGAGGGGGCTTCGGCAGTCAGCATCTCTTGCGCCTTGAGGATCGCCGCGATCTTCTTCATCTTCTCGCCTCGATCCGCACCAGAGGCAAGCACCTCTGACACCATCGCCGAAAAGTAGTCGCTCTCGTTCTCTTTCATCGGCTTGTCGGCGTACTCGCCCATGCCTTCGGCCGCAAGCACCTTCTCTTCGCCCGCCATCTCGGCGGCTTCTCGAATCGTCATACGCTTCCCCTCGCTCTCAAAAAGCCCCGCGTTTGTGGCAGGGGTCTGAACCAGATCCACGGAATAGACTTTGTCCACCGACTCCACCACGACTGAAGCCCCGTCCATCCGCACGGCACCCTCTGCGTGATGCGAGAGACCGAGGCGATTGGGATTGCGTTCCGCCGCCTCTGCCACGACGTCCGCCTGAGGGTGGCTCTTGAGAAAGTGTAGATCCCCATAGACGCCGTCCGGCATCTGGCGGACATTGCGAATCCACCCGAACGCATCCGAGACGGGTCTGTCCTTGCCCTCGCCGCGTGGGTGGTCGATGTTGACCGGGGCACCCTCGTACAGGCGGGCCGCTTGCTCCATCGCCTTGGGGGAGTACGTCCGCCCGTTGCGAGAAGTCGGCCCGAGAATCCGCACACCCTCGATCAAGCCGGAATCCCTGTCGATCCGGCTGGGGGCAATCGCTGTCTGTTCGCGGAGGTGTCGTCTCATGTCTCCCGATTATGGATGCGGGAGACGATCGAACAAGGGCAATCGGGGGCTTCGTACAAAAGACAGACCTGCGGCTAAATTTAGCCTAAGGTCGCCCCGTTGCGTTTTGTGCCTGAAAACAAGGCTAGAATCGCTCGCGTGTTGCTTTGGGCTCGGCTTGCGTCTTCAGATAGCACCGGCAGTTTGGGTGCGCCGGCGGGCCACCATTCGCAATCACTTCATCCTGTGCCCGACTGCCGCCAGGTGCCAATGCGTTCTCCAGCACCAGCCCCCACAAGTCCGGTACCTTGTTGTGTAGCGGTCGACAGAGTGGGCAGACCCGATCGTCCCTCTCGGTAATCCACCGAGTGATCATGTTGAACCCTGCCCGCTCCAGTGGAATCCGTGCGGCATTCGTCCCGCGTGTCTGGGCCTGTGTGGTCAGGGTCGCAGCGGTCACTGCGTCACGGTCTGGCCCGAGGGCTCGCGACAGCACCGCCTCAACGTCTGCCGCTGTGCCTGTCGCCAGCACCTCGCCCGAAGCTGTGACGATGTCCCGGGCTGTGCTGATCGACGATGCCGCCGAGTCTGCTGCCATTGCTCCGGCCTGTAGCAGTGCCTGCCGGTTGACTTCGAGGGCTGTCGAGTCGTCCACGGCACCGGGAAGCATCTCATCGGCATGCTGTGCAAAGGTCGCGAGAAACACCGCCAAGAGGATCAACGTGAGTTCCTTCCGCCGCTCATCCTCCCATCGCTGCCAATCTGCCGCAGACACCCGCGACGGATCGGGCGGGGTGCCCAGCAGTTCCCGCAGTTCCCTCCGCTGCCGTGCTGTCAGTCGCGACAGTCTCCGGGCAAAGTCCCGCTCCACTCCCATTCGGTCCGCGAGTTCACTCACTGTTGCAGACCCTCCAGAATCGCCTTCGCTTCGGGCAAGGTCGATACGCTCTCCAATGCCGCGACGATGGCAGCTTGCAGGGTGCCCGCGTTCTCCACCGAACCGCAGGCCGAACAGTCGCACGACTCAGAGACATTGCCCACGATGCCCGCCGCCCAATCAACGCCGGTTGATCCGCCCCAGCCCAGCCACGCAACATACCCCGCGTCTCGCCACGGCTCAGCCTTGTATTCGTCGGCTACCGTCGCGTTCTTGCGGTGTCTGGCGAAGGCTGCCATCCGACCGACAGTCTCGCGGGAGAGTCGTTCCCCGCTGGCCAGTTGATTGGCCCGAGTCCATCCGACCTGAGTCATCCCCGCCACAGCGTCGCCGTGTTGGTCTCGCCATCGCAGCACCTTCTTCGCGTTGTTTCGGGCCGCTTCAGGGGCGTCGTAGCTGTCTTCCGCTTCGGCAAATTTGTCTACCGTGGAAGACGAAACGGGGGCCGCAGGTGGGGGAGCCTCCTCCGCTCTGTTCTGCTGCTCTTGCTTCCAGTCCAGACCCGCCTGAGTCGCAGCCGTCTTCTTGCTCAACAGACCGTTCTGGATCTGGATGGCCTGCACGTTGGCCAACTCTTGCGGGTTGCGGGATGCGACGCTGGGCATCTCCGTGTTGATGTCGATCAGTGCCTCGGTCTCCTGCCATGGCCGTTGAGGGAGAACGCCCCGCTCCCACTCGAACCGCAACACCTTCCACAACAGACCCTCGAACTGCCGGGCGTAGAAGGATTGATCTGCCTCGCGGGCCTTGACGAAGGGAGACTCGGCCACGAGGGTGGACGCGTAGTTGGCGTTGCTGGCATCCCCCGACACCATGTATTCAGGCATCGCCCACCGCACGCCGACGATCCGCAGGAGTTGCTGGGAGACAGCCAAGAACCCGTCATTACGTTCCGCACCCATCGGCCCCGGCTTGTAGACCAGCCCCGGCGACGGCTTGAGGATGGTTCCCGGTCGATACTGCTGCACCCGCTGCTGCTTCTGGCCGCCGCCGATCACTTGCCGACCGTACTGGGCCACCGCATCGCTCGCCCCCAGCGTCTGGATACTTGCCTGTGACGTGCCCGGGGGAGCCTCCAAGATCCACGCGATGGCCGCCTGAAGGGCCGCACCTTCCGCCATGTTCCGGCGCAGTTTGGCCTCTCTGGCGATCTCCTCGACGATCAGGAACAGATCACTCACCCCACGCTTGGCATTACGCGGGCTCCCTCTGGAGATGTGGACCATCCTCCGCTCTGGCACATAGTCCCAATCCATCCCCCCATCGTCGCGAGTGACGTGATAGCCAAGGGGCATGTCCGGCCGGCGCTTGGGCGTGCGAATCCCGAAACTCCACGATGTCGGGCCGTCGTAGTCGTCCAGCCAGTCCTCCAGTTGCCGCACGTTGCCCGGCTCGCGGATCTGGTCGGGCTCCAGCACGCACAGCGTAGGGGCTCCAGTCAGTCCGGGTTCGAGATAGGCGAACGCCTCCCCATCCTCTCGGCTGCGATGGTGGAGTTCCCGGTCAAGGCTGCCCATCATGTCGTGCGAGTCACAGAACCGATCGATGATCCGCTGGCACAGATCGGCCAGTCCCGCATCCTGGGATTGGGCCGTGAACACGAACCCCGGGCCGAAGGTGTACTCCGCCAGCCTGTCGAGTGCCGCTGTGCTGACAGGCGTCAGGAGCCCCAGATTGCGGGCCGCTCCCCGGATGTACGCTAAGTCAATCTCGGTGTCGTAGTAGGGCTTGTAACGGCCGTCAGCTCGATCAGTGAGGCTCGTGAACGGGTTGACCGCCGACGGGTAGCCGAAGGTGGGATCGTCGTACAGGTAGCCTCTCCTGTCGATCGTCTCTGGAACAAACGCCTCAAACAGTCTCGCCAGTGCCTCGCTCATGTCGCCGCTCCTGTATCCGCAGTGTCTTGATCTTGCGCCCGCATCGCTGACATTCGCGATACTCCACGCCCTGTGTGCTCGATCTTACCCGAGTCATCGCCCCACACGAACACCGAACCATGCCGCAGGGATGCCGACGCTCTACCCGCTCCATGCCAGATCCTCCGCGTCCTCAGGCTCGCCGACCATGCCATTGAGGCACCGGACAGCCATCTCCAGTGCATCCGGCCCGTCGTCATGATCCCCCCGCGGGAACTCGCCCAACTGATCCAAGAGTAGCCGCGTCCCCGGGTTGTCTCGGAAGCGGAACAGATCGGCCGCCAGCAGTGGCCCGAGGCTCGACACCCGCAGCACTTTGTTCCCCGTGTTGACGATGGTCTGGAGGGGCATCACGCATCCGGCAGACATGGCCGCACTTTGGA